CATCACATATAATTGAGTTAATTGAAGTAATTGCTGCTACATTTGTAGCTATACTTGCCTTATTTACTGACGTTAATACTGAAACTGCACCTATTACTGTATTTGCAGACGTAATTGCTGCTACATTTGTTGCAATATCTACTTTATTTACTGAAGTTAAAGCTGAAACTGCAGCAATAACTGTATTTGCAGACGTTATAGAGTCTAAATTAGTTTTTGTTAGTGCTGAAACTGCAGCTATGTCTGAAGCAGAAGGGATTGCTGACCCTCCTATGTAGATAGCTGTAGCTGCGTACACGTTTGCTGCTGATACATTACCTGTAAAGACTGCTGAAGTACCACTTACTGGTACTGAAAAAGTTATTGCTCCTTGTGGAACAACTAAACCTGTTGAAACTGAAACTGTTCCAAAAGATTGATTAGGATTAACATTTAATGTACCACTAACTGTAATAGTTGTTGCTGATGCACCATTAACAGTTGCTGCAAGACCTGTTCCAGGTTTAATAGCTTGTACTGTACCACCTTCAGCAGAAGGAACATTTGTTAATTGTGAACCATCTCCTGCAAAACCTGATGCTGAAACTACTCCTGTAAATGTACCTGTTGCTGCGTCAATAACTGATGCTGCAATAGATGTAGCTGTAAAGTCTTTTATTTCACCTGAAGCTAAACTAACTGAACCACCTGTAATTGAAACTGAAGGTGATTTTAAAACTGCTGTACTTACTGTAGCTGCTCTTATATCTGCTGCACTTACAATTGAAGAATGAATAGTTTTTGCTACAGTTATTGTTGTAGCTGAAACTGCTGAAGCACCAAAGCTTTGAATATTCGAAATTGTACTTGTTAAGGCAATACCTGTATTACTTGCAACACCATCTGCATTTGATAATGTAATACCATTACCTTCAGAAAAAGTTCTTTTATAAACATTAGTTCCTGATACAACTACATAACCTTGACTACCTGCAATATCTGCAGTTGCATTTAAAGATGAAACAGTTGCAGTTAAGTTTACACCACCTATTGCAAAAGTACCATTAACATTTAATGTAGAGTTTGAAAGTTGTAAAGGTGAATTAGTATTATCACCTGACTGAATAGTCTGTAGGGATGAAGTTATTCCTTCATTATCTGAAGCATTAACTTGTAGAAGTCTTTTATATGTATTCGATATTTTTGTTCCAGTTAAATCAGGCATCTGTATTACTCACTATATTCCAAAAGTTTGTTGTTGCTTCCCAATTTGTAGTCTGACGTTCCCAACTGGTAAATGCTTCACTACGTGTAGGTCTTGGGTCTCTAATAGATGGGTCTTCTTTTAAATTAGGTGCTTTATTCTGTGGATGATTTTTTTCATCATAAGCACCATCAAAATCAGTAGGACAAACAATTAAACCATAGCTATTTTTCTGCATAACTCTATGTGGATAAACAAATCCACATGTATCACAAACTGCTAATGTTCTTTTTCCTGTTGCCATCTACCACCTATAATTGTTTTAAAGGTATGGGGTATCCTTGATTATCTAATATAAGTTCACCTTCGACTTGCCCTACCATTCTTTTTTTACCTGTCTCTGTTGAATATAATACAGGTTTTACTTCCTTACCTTTATACATTCTTTTTTTATTTTCAGAAACTAATCCTTTACTTTTTTTATATACCATTCCTAATATATATTTGTATATCTAGGAGTAACATATAATGATGCACGTTCTTTATCTTCAGTCATGGCAAATGAAAGTCTTTCTTCATATTCCTGTTTTAAAAACTTTGCCCTTGCCTCACTTATACCTGGTCTTTTAAGCGACATATAATAAGCTAGACCAACTGTTAATGCAGGTAAAAATCTTCTTGGCATCTCTGCAGTTTGTATTGCTGATTTATCTACATCCTGCATATAGTCAATCTTTTCAATTTTTAATTTATCATTATTATTATCTGATAATGCCCACATATATAACTCGACATTATTTGCTAATCTTTTAATTGCATACTGAGAAGGTCTACCAGTCTGTCCTTTGTTAGGAAGTTTCAACCATTCTTCATAAGATATACGAGTTAAATTTAAATCTGTATTGTCTCTATTAACTACAACTTGCATAACGTCACTTACATGACTACCTAAACTTACTGCAGTTGTACTTGCAGCAACACTAACAATAGTTGTATTAGTTGTCCATAAACAAATACCTCTATTCTGCCAGTCACTTAAAATTAAATTAATAGACCTTCTTGAACTTCTAGGTTCTTCACCAAGAGTTACTTCACCACCAATCATCTCAGTAGCTTCCTGAATGACATCACCTATCTCTAAATTAAAGTCATATGTGCCTGAAGGATTATAAGCCATTTATTTATATCCTTTACCAAATCCTCTTAATGCAGCTCCAGCTCCTTTAGGTGAACCTACTCTACCACCAGTAAATAATTTTTTTGGTTTAGGAATTGTTTTACCTTTTAATAATCTTATTGGTTTTTTTTCTTGCATAGCTTTAACCATACTCTTTGCCTTTGAAGGACTAATTTTTTTTCCTAACATATCAGTTAATTGTTCAGCTATGTCTTCATATTGGTCAGGTAATACATTATTGTTATAAAAAACTTTTTTATCAGCATTAACCACTCTACTATTATTGTAATCTTCTACAGGAGCAATTTCAACCTTACTTTTACCTTTTTCTCTAAACTTTGATTTAACTTTAAATTGTTTACCTGAATTTTGATTTAATGCAAAATAATCATCAACTTTAATATTTTTTAAAGATTTATCAGGTAGAGCATCTTTACCTGTCATTTTTGGCATTGATTTTAATAAGCTTCTAACACCTTTAGTTAATATTGTCATTTATTTACTCCTTTGTTTAATTTTTTCTTGCAGCACCATATCCACGATAGCTACGATTGTTTTTAGAAGTTGGTCTTTTATCAACTTCTTCATAACCTAAATCATCAAGTCTACCACCAACAGATTTTCTTATAACAATATCTTTAGCTTGTTTAGAAGGATAAAGATTATCTGCACTTCTAGCTATATTATCCATAACCATTTTTGCTCTAGTTTTAATTTTATCTAACCTTGATGTAGGTCTGTCACTTTCTTTACTTTTATCAACAATTGAAGGTCCAGATGTTTTTACTACTCCAGGTCTATTACCAGGAACTGGTTTTCTAAATTTTTCTTTTTCAATTTCTGAAATTTTAGATGAAGTTTTTATTGATTTATCTTTTACTGGAAAAGTAGTTTGTCTTACTCTTTTTTTTCTTTCTTCTTGTATTTTTGTTGGTCCTGAAGTTTTAAACTCTCCAATATTTTTTAATAAACTTTTTCTTTGTTGTCTTTTTTCTTCAATTTTATTAGACTTATTTTTTGTTTTTATTTCACCAATATTTCCTTTTACAGGTTCTTTAACTCTCGTTGCTCTTCCTGTTCTTGAAGCAGCAACACTTTTCTCTGTAATACTTGGTACAATAGGTTTGTTACCTTTTGATTTGTCTGAAGATTGTTTTAACCTGCGAGAAGTCATAGGCTCTGTTGCCTGAAATCCAGTTTTTGTTGTGGGAGTTTGTTGTTTACGTTTTTGTTCAATTCTACCACTTTCTTTAGACGACTCTCCTTTACCTTTTTTCATTATTGTAGATGTTTGGTTTTTTACCTTAACATTTTTATCAGACATTATTTTACTTTTAGTTTTTCTTCCTTTGGCTTTTTCTTTTAAATTTAGCATTTTATCTACTACTTTTTCCTTGTTTAAATTTTTTTATACGTTTACGACCAGGTTTCATTATCTGTTGTGGTATTGAACTTCTACTGATTGCCATTAATTACTCCCATCTACGACTGTATCATCTGCTCCTGCAGGACTTGCAGGTCTTGTCATATCGTCTCTTCTAAATCTTCTGGCTCTGTTTCTAACAACTGCAATTGCTGATTGATAGTTTTGTTCCATAGCTGGTATAACTTGAAAGTTTTTCATAAAGATATACGACTCAACTAAACAAGCATTAAACAATGCGTTATAACAAAACCCAGTAAAATAATTAGTAGGTGAAGCTGACGTTAAAGTTGTTGGTCTTGTTACGTGTACTATCTCACCATTACTTGTTGATGAAGGTGTAGGTGCTACCATTATGGTTGTATTATCTTTATGTGCATAATACTTTGGTTCACCTGTTGAGGCAGAAACATTCCAGTAATCTCTTAAATATTCATCAGTCTTTACTAGAATACTTGTTCTCTTACCATTAACAACAACATTAAAGTTTTTTAAAATTCTTGTTCCTGTTGGTAAAGTAACTATGTTGTTTCCTTGAGAAACTGCTACTGAAGTATAGGTTACTAAACCATAATCATCTAATTCATCTGTTAATCTTTCCTCTGCTCTATTAACAATATTAGGTAACTGATTTAAAAATTCAGTTGAATCATTTTCTGTTGTGTTAATTATATCTGTTGTTAATGTTGTATAATCTGCCACTTAACATCCCCAAAATTATCCGTAATAAATTGTTGCATAAACACTAGGTGTAACACTTACTGTAACATCATCTTCACATCTAATACCTTCATCTGCTAAATAAGTATCAAGTGTCCCATTTGCTGGTAATACAATTTTAATTCTTGAAGTAGTACCATTTTTAATTTCAAAAGCACCTACTACATTTTTAATATTAGCAACATTAAAACCTCTTATTCTTGTACCAAATGAACGAACAGTAGACGTTGCTGCTGCTGTAGTAATAGCTGAATATTCTATTGCTGTTAAATTAGTCATTCTTATTATTCCTTATATATAATATAAAGGGTCTCAAAAGAGACCCTTTATAAGTTATTGTTTAGCTTCCTGCTGAACCATAGAAACCTCTCCAATCAGAAACACCAAAAGAATATCTTTCTCTTGCTTTAAATCGAATGTTTCCTGTATCGAAATCAGGTTCCATTTTAGTTTGTAGAGGAACTCTAACAAACATTTTAGTACCATTAGGAACGTCAGTTTTAATGAAGTAATCGTTGGAATTTGTAAATCTTCTGTTTACAAAATATCCATCAGGAACTACTCCCATATTTCTGATTGCATTAATGTCGTTGTTTGCAGACCCTACTTTACCTGGAGAAGCTAAAAGCTTATCTGCAGTAAATTTCAAGTCAGATGGAATATGTAAAGACTTAGCTTGTGCACCCACTAGGATGTCTCTGTCATCTTTAGTTCCATCAATCGAAATTAATGCTGTTTCTAAAGCTGCTTCAGCTAAATCTGAAGCTGCTAACAAGTTACTTTGGTCACCTGCTGTAGTTGTTGGGTGGTTAGAAGCAAAAAATGCTTTACCATCACCAATAGCATAATCACCTGCTGCAAATCCATTATTGAATATAGCAGCACCTTTAACTTGCTTAGTGTTTGCCATAGCACGAGCTAATGCACGAGCACGAACTTTTGAAAAAGTATCGTACAAGTTGTCTTCCATTGCTTCCTCAGTAACTGCGAAAGCTAAAGCAACTGTTTCGTGATTATATCTAGCTGTGTATGATTCTTGTGCGTTATCAAAAGATACTGCAGCACCCTCAGACTTTGTTGGTGCAGTAGCAAATCCTGTGAAAAGCACTTCCTCTTCAAATGCTCTATCTGAATTTTCAATTTCAAATAAAGATTTGTGTTCGTCATTAACATCTCCATACTCAATACCAAAAACAGCATTAAGACCTGGAAGAAGTTGTTTTGCAATACTTGCTCTATTTATAGCCATATTATCCTTCCCTTTCTATTTATGCTGCTGATACTCTTGTAAGAGCATGTTGAACTATCTTTACTTCTAGCTTTGGAAAAGCTCCATCAGTAGCTGATAGACCATTTCCTGGCTCAGTAATAACTGCAATTGGTCTTACAGCTAAATGAGTAGTTGCTCTACTCGCAGCTTTAATTCCAAAACCTGAATTACTCGTTACAGTATCACCTGTACCTAAAGTAACAGCAAAGTTCATTCCGTTAATATCACCTGCAGTAACTGAAGCATCGGCTTGCATCATGAATGTAGCATTTGGGTCATCAACCACAAATCCTTTTGGTACACCAATTTTGCTTGAGACAGCTGCAGGAAAGTGTCTAGACCAAGTAGGTTGTCCTGAAGTTGGGTCAGTATATTCACACCCAACAAAGACACCTATTGGATAGTCTGTAGTCGTAGTAATAGGTGTAATAAACCCACTAGCTATCTTTACAGCATCCCCAAAGAAAATATTTGCTGATGTTCCATTTGCTATATCATATGAAGATTGTCCACTTGAATTAGCATTTGAACCAACTTTTCTTAGAGGAATTAAACCAAAGAGTGCTTTACTTGAACTCATTGTTTTTTCTCCTTAAAATAGATTATTAATATATATTACAAGCTATCTTTGAAAACGTGGTTCTCGACCTCTTGTAACTGTTGATTTACTTGAGTTCGTTATTGGCATTTTAGAATCAGATTGAGCACGTAAGTTAGCATCTAAAGCTTCCTCTTGTGATTTATGTTTATCCTGATAGTATTTTTGCCTTGCCATGACTCTTTCTGTTGACATCTTTGCCAGTGCTACGTCTCCCATGGAAACTACACCTTTATATTTGCCTTCTCCTTTTACGATTGAGGTAGAAGATAATTCAGGAACTTCTTCAGGTGTAACAAAAATCCAACCTTCTCGTTGTTTTTTCCCTACATTTTTATAATCATCTTCTC